TGGCTTTCGGTAGGTCTCACCCGAAATTATTCCTAACGCTGCCGCGCATAGCATCTAAGACCAATGGGCCACTGTTGGTTGATGGATGATCAGTCCTCGAAGCAGTCAACCGCTGCTTGTGATTAGAGTGATCAGTCAGGCTGCCAGCCGTAGGCATAACACTGATCCCAGGTCTTTGGCAGTTTTACCCATCCAAAGACCAGGGATCAGTATCCTACGAAGACGGCATGCTCATGCGGTGTGACGTAGGATCTGTCCAAACCTTTCTTATCATGGGTCTTGTTCAGGACCCAGCATCTTTGGTCAAAGCGTCCCTACGTCAGAAGGTTGGTGAGAGCCTGCCGTCGCAGGGGTGCACCAGCTAACACTGGATCGGTGTTGCTGACCAAAGATGATATTATTATAATATAAAATTGTGGCAACAATGTGTCGGACGCCTGGTCAAGATTGTCGCAGGGTGCGACAATTTGATGAATGTACGATTCTTTTTTTCTGTGATATAATAGGGGTGGGTTGGTCGGGAATAATATATCCATTTATATTTTAGGTGCGACAATCTGTCCAAAAAATATTTTTTACTTTGCCTTATTGTTGCCATAATTATTTTGTACAATGTTTGCATGAAAGAAAATAAAAAAGACTACGGATATTCAGTATGTAATATCCCTATGATAACTTTCAACCTCTCAAAAGAAATTTGGGATAGTGAAAGTCTGATTGATGAAATTGATTTTAATGTACCAGATCAATTTTATTTTTCTTTTAAAAAATGGTACAGGAAAGGGCGAAAGAAAAAATGTATCTCATAATTAAAAAATATAGTTATGACACACTATCACCTACATTTACTGTGGTGTACTCAACGGAAGACTACCAAGACGCTATGCACAAAATTTTAGCGTTCAAAGTTTTAAAAAAAGAAAATGAAACTTTAAAAATTGTTAGTTTCCCTGAGGTAGTTGTTGAGGAAAAAAGTGAAAAACAAAAAACTTTATTTGGTTAATTGTTTTTCAAAAGGTTGTGGCGACTTAATTTCGCCACAATCATATTGTATAATAAATAAATAACAGAAAGGTAATATGCAAAAACAAAAAAGAATAACTCTCAATTCTGATAAAAGAAAAACTATTGCAAATGTTTTTCAAAACCATTGGGAAAGAGAGGACAGTCCTGTCATGAAAAAATATGACGAGGCAAAAAAACATTACAATAATATAAGAGAACAGATGAAAACTCTTGTCGAAACTATTGTAAGAAAATATCAACCAGAAGAAGATGTCGAAACTATTAGAGGCATGACTAAAAAATATGGCGATAGTGGTGGACAATTATATCATGATAATTGTTTTAGATTTCAACATGATTACGAAAAAGTAGATCATGAGGGAAATATAACAAATGATTATGACACTTGTCATATTGACTTTGGTTTAGACGCAGGCAAATCATATAAATTTGGATATGCTTATTATAGAAATGAGATGAAAGCAAAAGGTCTTAATCCAGATTTTAAATATCAATGGAAAGATGAAAAAAGAAATCCAAGATATTATGATCATGAAAGCGAGTGTGATAGATGGTTAGGTTATAGAAATTCATCTAACGAAGATAAATCTATAATTAAACCAAAAGCTGAGTGGGATAATGATTTTAAACTTTGGGTAATTGGTACTTCTTATTGTCATACTAGACAATTTAAAGTTGATGAAGATACTTATAAAGTTTTAAATCAATTTAACATAGCAGTAGAAAATCTTATTCAATGTCATGAAAATATTTTTGATTACGTTGATAAGAAAATGCAAAAATTAAGATTGGGTTTAAAATCTTACAGATATTTCGATCAAGCTAAATCTTTGGCGGATAAACTCGGAATTGCACTTAACGAAAGTGTTTTAAATGAGAGTAGCAGTATGGCTTTATCTGTTTATAGTCCAGAAAATTTGGCAAGTCTTTTGGAAGATAAGGTTGAAATGACTAGAGAGGAAAAAATTGCATTATTTAAGCAAAAGCAAAGTGCGACAATAATGTAAATTTACTTATGGTGCCATTCGTGTTATAATGGCACCATATTAACAATTAAGAAAGCGAGGAAATATGGTAAACAACGAAACATTTAAAATACACTACTACGCAAAAAAGCATAGCAAGTTTATTGAAAGAAATGCAAAGTGGGACGAGAAATGCAAATATTGGTTTTCAAAAGCAATGAAACCTTGCATTACTTATTTTGACTTAGATAAAAATGAGTACAGAACAGCTGTTGGCTCTTATTGGATTGATAGAGGGTAAATGGTAGACCAAACTAAACATGGGATTGATGAAGTTCAATTAAAAAATAAAATGAAAAAACATCAAGACGATAATTATACCTTAGCACTTACAAGTGCTAAGGTATTAGACAATGCAAATTTAAGATATCTTATATCTTCACTAGAAGATATTTTAATAGAGAGGAAAACAGATGAAAACATTTAATTGGTGTCATGGACCAGAATGTCATGAAAAAGTTACAACTGATAGAGTAAGAGGTGTTAAAGGTCATAAAGTTTTAAGAACAAGAAAAATTCCAATTAGTAATTGGAACAAAGATCATTACTTCAGATTTTTTTGTAGCAATACTTGTTATGATAACTTTGCGTCTAAATACATAGATCAAATTATAGCTATTGCACCAAGGACCGAGCCACTTGAAACAGAAATCGAGGACCCAAAGAAAGTAACTGAAACTTATAATTATGGTTATGGTAATCATAGTTATACAAGAACTGAGATAAATAAAAAAGAGGTGCGACAAAGTTAACAATGTGATTATGTTTTTGTTCTGATATAATAAGCGCATATGAACGAAAGGAAAAATATGAAACTAGCAGATACAATGATGAACAGCGGTTTTACATTTCAACAAGTTATGTTGTTAAACGCGCTAAGAAGACAAGCTGAAACAGGAATGCTAATGACTAATCCAAGAGTTACAGGATACACATCATTTGCAAAAGCTGTACTAGCTTTTATCAACGACGACAAAGCACCTAAGACTTGCAAGAATTTATATAAGTACTTAGTTAAAAAAGGTTACTACGAAAATCTAGATATGAGATTAGCGTAACTGCGACAATATTAACAATGGCGCCTTCGGCGCCATTGTGCTATAATAGGACCATGAAAGCGAGGAAAAATATGAAAACAAAACAAATAAAAAACTTCAAGATGAACGACGCAGTATACAAATTAAGAAGACAAGTTATTGAATTAATTTACGAGGCAAAAAAAGAAATTAAAGATCTACCTAGAATAGAAGTTAGAATTGGCGAGCCCAGAAATCATAAAGTTTTAGGTGTAGCAGAATTAAAAAACAAAAAAATTTGGATAACAAAAGATGCGATTGACTTGGGTCAAGACTCTTTAAGAAATATTGTATTTCATGAAATAGTTCATGCAGTTACAGGTTTCGGACATGATGAAAAATGTCCATTGATGCAGTCTAAATTAAAAACTATTTTAAATAAAAACGACTGTATGAAATATTTAAAAGGTTATATTAAACATGGTGCGACAATGTTGACAATGGCTATTGCATCTTGATTGTGCTATAATAGGACCATGAAAGCGAGGGAAATTATGAAAGAAGAACGTAACATAAAAAGAAGTAATAGATTCAATGGTGAGTCTATTATGTTAACACAAGAAGAGGCTAACAGACATGACGCCATTTTTATTAATGAACTTGGCGCAACGTTAGAAGATAAAAAGCTAGGCTATGGTGCATCTAAACTATGGGATAATGTTAGAAGGGACTTAGATTGGTTTAGAAAAAATAATGCAAAAGCTTATATGGTGTTATTAGACTAACACCATTAAGGGGTGCGACAGAATGTCGCACCTCCTCGCAAAAGGATTTACAACTATGAGAAAACTCAGAGCATTATATTCAAAAACGCCACGCGCTAAAATCACTAATGTTAGCTACGATGTGGACAGGGCTTCTGGCCTCCTCTGCTAGCGTTCCAGGGTTTGGCCTTGTGCCAGTACGTGCACGGAAAGCACAAGGTTTAATATGACATGTGACAAAATGTCGCAGGCAGCAATAGAGGTACCAAGACCAATCCAAAATTTGAAAATTTTTAAATTTGTTTTATACTAAACAACAAAAGGGGTCCCGACATATACGCATATAGTGTAAGTTTTATATACTCAAAGGGGTAAAATACTTTTTGGTACCATATGGATATTGATAGAGAAAAATTAAAAAATTTTGAAAAACTTCCTGCAGATGTAAGACGACAGTTTTCTTTGCTAATGAACCAATGGCAAGAGAAGAAAAAGGAGTCTCAGATCCAAGACGATTTTATGGCTTTTGTAAAACACGTTTGGCCTGATTTTATAGAAGGGTCCCATCACAAAC